TTGCCTTTTTAGGTGGCTCGTCATACGCTTGCCGCTAACTCCGAAATAGACGCAGTCTATTAAAACATTTGAAAACTAAAAAACAATGAAACACAAAAAGACTATTTTGCGCTGCGGTTCTTGTTGCGTTGTAGAGGGCAGCGAAGAGGTTAAAGTTCAGAAACGAAAGACGCTGATTGAAATTGGCAATGCTTTTTATTATTACGATTTTAACGAAAAAACAAACACGGTCAGGCAAAACTAAAAAACAATGAAGCTAAAAAGAGAAGAATTACAGCAAAAGGGTATCCCGCACCTGCCCGGTGATTGGGAAATGCGCACGGATACGCAACGGGTGAGGTGGCTTTCGGTCAACCATCCTGATGTTTTTGAAAGTCTCTTTAACCCTGAAGACTTCATAAACTGGTCGGAGTTGAGCAGATATTTATCGGGGGGGCACCGTAACTGCATTGGGCAGAAAAAGCGGCGGGATATCTACAATGCAAGGGTGGACGCACTCATAGAGGCAATTAGAGAGTGGCAAAAAACCTCAATCACCCTAACTCCATTTGCAAAATGAACCTACAAATTGGAAAAACTGAAGCCGTAATTGCCGATGAGACAATTACGATGGTACGTCGGTCGCCATTGTTTGCAAACGAAGAAGCCACCGGTAGCTACATTTTCAGTTTTTCGGTTTACCTAACCGAAGAGCTGAAAAAGGAACTACAATACCCAAACAGACCGGGGAGCAATACAAAACAATTGAAAAAGGAGGCAACCCTACAATTAAAGGGATGGTTGTTTTCGGGTATGGCAACAATCACAGAAGCGACAGACGAGACGCTAAAGGTTTACCTACCCACATACAACAGCCAGTTGGCGAGCAAACAAAGGCACCACAGTCTTAACGACCTGGATATGGGCGAGGAAATAAAAACCCACGAGGTTTTTACCGAGGGTCGAATTTTCAACTTCAACAACACGGGCTGGGCCATTTGGAACCCATTACCACCGCAGGGTCAGATAAACACCGGTCCCCTGCCATTTACCAAAACAACAGACCCCGACAACAATTGGATTGATGGAAGACATTTTTTAACAGGAAAGTCCGGACTATACACAATAATTTTCAACTTGAACCTAGCTGTTAGCTGGGGAAATAACTTCAAACTAGTAATGCGGAAAAACAATCTACCTTTAATAGAGAAGCAAATAAATTTAAAATATCCACCTCGATTTTCGCCCCTTAACAACGACCACCCAGCAACAGGGTTTTTTGCAGAAAACGGGTCAACCACCATTGAAGTATTAATTAATCTCAATTTTTCTGATTCCGTTTCTTTCTGGATAACATCACGAGCAGACCAAGACGGTCATTTTCGCCGCTTGGACTTCAGGCTAAGACCATCAACATCTTTTGGATTTTACCACAATGACCTCATCCGGGCAAATTGTTTCAGAACATACCCGGAAACAAACCATGCAACATTCTCGATTCACAACCCGGGTTTTTACAATGATGCCCCACAAAACAAATTCCTGGTTGCCGGTAAAAACCTAAAAGACACCAACGTAAAAATACCAGTAATAAATTATTCGGAATTCGGAGCCTTTCCTAGGACAATAACTCGCGTCCACGAAGGAGAAACATACACGATACATAACACGATCGTTCCGTTTCCATATATTGCCGCCATAATAAAGGCAATCATTAAAAAAACAAACACCACTATAATTGGTGAAAACCCATTTGAGCGCGTCCATTTTCGACGTATGGTTTTGGTAACGATGACTGCAATAAACAGGTGGAATGACAACGGTTTTGGCACCATCCCAGCTAAATTCAACCTATCAAGCGTACTCCCATCCATAAACATGGCCACGTTTTTTCCAGAACTATGCCAGTCCTTAGGAATAACCTACGATTACAACCCAACCGATAACACAATAAAATTTTCCTGCCTTGACACAATAATGCAAGACCGGACCTCGGTTGAATTTTCAAACGCAATAATTGAAAAACCAACTCTAAAAACAGACCTTTTCGACGGTTACAATGTTAGGTTCAGGCAACCAGATTGCGCATACTACAAGGAACACGCACGACCGTTGAGTGAGATAAACCTCAAAGGCGAGGTGGAAGCCTTATCGAACCTTCCGCACTGGAACAATACCGTTAACGACTGTTACCTTGTAAGAGCTGAGGAGGCATATTTTTATTGGAATTGGGACGACACAACAGAGGCAATGGGTTGGATTTTTTTCGGAAGCCTTTTTCGGCCGGCAATAACCAAGGGGAAAAAAAATGATGAAAGCAAAATTTACGAGCACGAGCTGCCAATAGCCCCTGTTTTGAACTTTAACAAACCAACGGATCCGACCTACGAGCATACTTCAAGAACATACACCATTGCGGCAATAAACACGCCCGGGAAGATGGAAGGATTGAAGCCGGTGGAAAACCAGGATTACAGGTTGGCCATTTATGCCGGAATGGTTATGGATGGTGATGGTGAGGGCTTCCTATATCCTAAAGGAGGACCAGATGCACCACCAAACCCGTTGAACGACCCAGATTTAAAAACAATATCGTTGCACCTGACCGACGCGCCCGGAAGTTTCTTCACCGAGATACTGAAAAATTACGTTGAATGGAGAACCAAAACACCAGGAATTTATTCGCTCACGAAAAAAATGACAGCCTTCGAACTATCGCAAATAAACATACTCCGCTGGCACAACGTTAAGGGCACCGACTACCTAATCAAGGAAATACGGGCAACCGTTGGAAAAAATAATTTGGTTACCGCAGAGTTTGACTTAATATCGAGAAACACATTGGAATAAGGATTTTAGAAAACCCAAACAAACCACTTCACACTATATTTTCAACACATACCATTCCCTACAACTTCCTACTATTTTGCAGGTTTTTTTTGTCCTTTGACAAAATGAACAGGAATTTTTTCTTTGCAAAAAAAAGTATGATCCACATAAGCCGAATACCCCAAATAATGGAGCGCAAGGACAGGCACGGCAAGCCGGTACCCTTTTCGTTGAAATACGTTAAGGTCAGCACCGGTGAGATAATAGAAATTAGCAACGCGGTATTAACAAGCACGTACCATTATGGTACTGTCAACATAATGCTTTTGGAAAGCAAACAATTGCGAAAACTTCACCTTCCGCTAATCGTGGAATTTAACAAAACACAAACGTTCATATAATGCCCCGAGCCAAACAAATAATACTGCCCAACAACACTGCCTACCTACCAGGTGTACGAGCAGCCATAACCTTCACGACCAGACAACTCATAGCGGAGTCGGGTAAGGAACCTGTTTCCATAGAAGGGAAAACAAAGCCGGGTAGAGGATACGTGCATTGGGGCGAAGACAACAACCTGCCCAACACCGTTATGGAGAGGGTGAAGGATGTGCCGCAAATAATGGGAGGAATGCCATTCTTGGTAAACATCATTTATGGTGACGGCATCGTTTACGGCAGGTACAAGATGGAAGGCAAGAAGAAGGTATTCGAGGAAACCCTGGACAACAAAGAAATTAACGCTTTTTTTCAGAAAAACGACATCAACGGCTACCTTTTGGAGCAATGCACGGACATTGTCTGGTTCTCGAACGCCTTTCCGGAGCTGGGTTTAAACAAGGACGGCACCAAAATAGTAACCCTTCGCCACAAAGACGCGGTATTTAGCAGATGGGAGTCGATGGACCCAAAAACAGGCTTGATAGAAAACCATTTTTACACGGCGAATTGGAAAACAGTGGACCCAGAAACCGTTGAGGTTACACCCGTTTTGCATCCCTTCAACACAGTAGAAAACCTGCAAATAGAAATGGGGATCATACCTGACAACAAGGGAATAAAAAGAACCCCAAAACGCTACAGGTTCATTTACCCATTAAACCTACCAAGTCCGGGCAGGAATTATTATCAAAAGCCACCGTGGTACAGCATAATTGAGTCGGGCTGGTTGGACTTTGCGAAGGAAATACCGGAGTTTAAAAAAGCACTATTGGCAAACTCAATGTTGATTAAATACCACGTTGAACTGGATGAAAAGTACTTTGAAAAAATCTTCGCCGCAGAAGGAATAAAAGAAGAGGACAAGAAGCGAAAACGAATACGCAAGGAGTACGAGGATTTGGAAAAATTTTTAAAAGACAACAAGAACACAGGGGCAACGGTAATTTCCTTCGTTAGAACCGATGCGGCAGGTAAGGAGGTCAGGGCGATGAAGATCAACGTGATAAACAACAAGCAAACCAACGAAGGGGGCGAATACATTCAGGACAGCGAGGAGGTGAGCAACATTATTTTCTTTGCCCTTGGAGTCATACCTGCCTTGATAGGTCCAAGCCCCGGCAAGAACAAAACCATTAGCGGCAGCGAGGCAAGGGAGCTATTCATAATAAAACAGGCCCTAACAAAACCAATCCGCGACAGGTTGCTAAGACCATTATACATAATAAAGGAATACAACAAATGGCCTGAAGACATCCACTTTGCCATACCGAACATTGTACTAACAACGCTTGACCGAGGTACCGGCAGCGAAAAAATAATAAGCTAATGGACAAGATAAGACACCTAATAGTTAATACCGACCAGGTAAAACAATTCGTAAGAATGAACGCATCGGTATTGAAAACATCCTTTTTGCCCTACGAACCAGAGGCCCGGGAAAAGTATTTGGTAAAGTACCTGGGAGAGACCTTGCACGACCAACTATTGGATTACGCAAACGAAGAAAAGCTACCGGCCTTTATCGATACTGCCTACAAGACCGATTTATTCAAAAACCTTTGCTACTTATCGCAAGCCGTAACGGCAAAGTTTACATTGTACATTGCCAGCCCTCACTTGGACTTACACCTATCGGAGCAGGGCTTCATCGTAACCATGAATCAGAACTCAGCACCGGCAAGCACGGCAAGAGTGGAGGCATCAACAAAAGCACTATTTGAGCAAGGCTACTCTGCCATAGAAGCCCTTTTGAATTTTCTGGAAAAACACAACGAGTTAATAGAAAGCTACAAAGACAGCAAGGCTCACGTTTTGTCCAAAAAAAACTTTATAACAACAACGGCCGACTTCGAGCAGTACGTCAGAATTAACGGCAGCAGGTACAGGTTCATCGAGGAAATACAGCCAGAAATGGACAACGTGGAAATAACGAAGATAGAGCCATTAATTTCAACCGCCTTGGCAAACAAACTAAAAAAGGACAGGTCTTCACTACCCCCAAAGGCTGCTGATTTTTACGACATAATCAAAAGAGCAATAGCCAACACGGTTGAGGCAACCCTAACAGACGGACAAAAGGAACCCCGCAAGAAGGAAACCCTAACCTTTTACAGCAACCATTACTTGGCAATGATAAAACAACACTTGGACGACAACGCACAGGACTACCCCGAGTACAGGGCAAGCACCGTTTACGTGAACAGGCACACATACTCACACCACGATAATACAGATACAAAAATGTTTGTTTTTGGAGGAAACTAATTTTCCAAACAAATCCTTTTTTAAAAAAACCAACCCCTAATTTCCAATCTCAAAAAAACCGATCATCAAAAACCATAAAATGAAAAGACTGGAAATAAACGGCAAACATCTAGGCAACATTCCAGAAAATTGGCGGGAAATGACCCCGATCCAAATCAAAAAACTTTGCAAGCTCCTTTCAACTAATCCGGACGAAAAAACATTACGAATAATGCTATTAATGGTATTCAGCAACCTGTTTTTTTCGAAGCGAAATTTCACCACCATCGACAACGAAATCAACCATTGGTATTACAGTCGGAAAACCGGCAATTTTCTTCTACCAAATTACGTAGTTGAATGGGCGGTAAAATCTTTTGATTGGCTTTTCAAGAACCACGACGGTCTTTTTTACATTGAGAGCAAAATGCACGTAAACAACCTCCCGATTCTTTTTACGAGGTTTTGCCGCAAGCTCCACGGTCCTGAAAGTGCCTTATTCAACATTACATGGCTGGAATTTGAACGCCTCGAAGTAAACTACGACAGGTTAAAAACGGATGAAAAGGCGATGGACAACCTAATAGGCATTCTTTACAGACCAATGAAACCCAAGCCCAAAAGAAAGCCGGGGGTTGACCCCAGGGTTGATTACAACGACCACGACCTGGCAAAGTACGCCAGGACGGCCAAATGGCTCAGACCTTGGCAAAAAATCTACATCAAGTTGTTTTACGAGGGATGCAGGGCTTTCATAATAGAAAAACATCCAAACGCATTTGGAAAAGACGGCAGCACCACCGAACCAGGCACCAGCTTAACCCAACAATTTGCCTCACTAACAAACGCCCTTGCCAACAACAACCCGCTTAATGCGGCACCAATGCGCCAAACACGCCTTTGGGATATTTTACCGGCAATGGAGGCCACCGCCAAAACCGCAAAGGAATTAAAAGCAGCACAAAAATGAAAGCAAATTTCAACTTCGTGAACTACTTCAGACGAATAGCCGAAACCCTGAAGGACATAGCCCACAACGATACCGAAAGAAGATTTTACAGAATGAGCAGCCCGAAGGATTTGGATGAGGTGATGACCAACCTTTCAACGGCAACAGTCCCGGCAATAGCAGTGGTGGATAACTTTGATGGGAATTACCTTACCTCATCAGGAAACGACGGAATAAAACTGCTATTTACCTTCATAATCTTTGGAAGAACAATACAAGACGACCACGATCACAACCAAAACCAGAAGGAATTGCTAAGAGCAATAATGCAAAAAATAATTTCCTTGATGAAAAAGCACCAGCGATCGGACTTGGAAGGAATCACAGACCACGGCCTACAAAGATTCAATTCGGCACAGGTGACATTTAACACAATAGGACCTTTACTTGATAACCTAATTGGCCTATCAGTAACCTTCAACCTTGACGAGAACAACAACATTGCCTACAACCCCAATGACTGGACAGAAGAATTTTGAACAATAACGTAAACATAGCGATAACGGTTGAAGCCTGGAAGGACATACTTCTGGAAAGGCTTGTTGAGAACATTATAAAACAAAGGATACTAAACACATGGAGTTTGCACGATTCTATCTTTGCGAAAGTAATAGGAGGTGGGGAAACCGTAGAGGCTGTTGCATTACAATACCTTTTTTACGGAAAATTCGTGGAAATGGGCGTTGGCAAAGGGGTTACATTGACAAACAGGACAGACATGCAAAAGGACTTCGCCCAAGGTTTTGAAGGCACATCAAGGAGACCCAGAAAATGGGCATCAAAAACAATCTACTCTCAAACCCTAAAGCTCAAAGACCTTTTGGCAACAAAATACACACAAAAGGCAGCATTGACAATTATTGAAAACCTGGACGATAACGCATTGAAATGGACAGGAAGAGGTCTTTAACATCTTTTTTGGAAACACGAAACGGATTTGCCTATTTTTTTAAAAAACCCAAATTGACTTTAACTTAATATTGAAAATTATTTTTATATTTGCGGGAACTTTAAAACCTACTCCTATGAAAACCTTTCTCCTTTTGCCGCTTATCTTAGCATTTTCTGCTTGCGATTTTTCGAGCGATTACACTTCGACCATTGAATTGGATCCTTCGGTTGTCTTTACCGGAACTCAATTCGTCATAACAAACAATGACCCGTTTGACTACACCAATACCACTTTAAGAGTGAACGACAAATACTCTTACAGCGCTGGAACGTTGGAGGCTGGACAAACCTACTCAATTGGAATGATGCAATTTGCAGACAGCCGGGGAAACAGGTTATTACCAACAATCAAGCCTTTAAACTTTTCTGTTGTCGCCACAGCGTTAGGCGAGCAAAACTACGCATTCCTGAGCTTCAACTAAATCCTTGGTGCCTTTTCGCGAATGTGTTTGCTACCTTCGGCCATAAGGGCCTTGGTATATTCAATGGTTTGGTCGAGGCTTTCGTGCCCGGCTTGGTTTTTAATATCCAACCAGTCGGCTCCTGAAAGTTTTAAATCAACCATACCGGTATGCTTAAACGCGTATAATATGTAACCCCTGGGGATTTGGGCTATTTTTTTAATTCTGATAAATCGAATGTAAAAAAAATTCTTACTAACCGGCTTAATTCCGGGTTTACCATCAATACTGGTAATAAAAAGGCTATCAGGAAGACTGTTAAAGCCAAGATCCTTCATTTTTTGAAGCAGGTAATCAGGAACGTCAACCACCCTTTCCTGCTTATCCTTGGCAATGGAAGCTGGAACCTTAATCTTGCTGCGTGCAAAGTCAATGTTTTCTATTTTTAAAAACCGCAATTCTTTGGGTCTGACAAAACAATTGTAAATTAGTTGGAAAACGAGCCCCATTTGAGGGTCAACCCGCCTTGCAACATCCATAAAACGATGCAAAATTTCAGGGGTAAACACTTTCGGCCTTTTGGTTTCAACAGGAAGCCTCCTAAAACCTTCGAAGGCATTTATTTTTAATCCAAAATTGGAAGTAAGATAATTAAAAAACGCCTTCATTAAAATTGTATATGCATTTAAGCTCTTATTTGACAGTTTCCTTTCCTCCTTGAGATACTGCTGGAATTTAACTGCATCTGCATTCCTAAAGCAAACGAAATCGTTGCCCTCTATTTTTCCTTTAACCAAAAAGGCCTGAAAATAACGAAACTTGCTTTTATAGGTTGCTAATGTACTTGGTCTAATACCAACGAGGGTTTCGAGGTACAAATTAATAAGGTAGTTGAAAGACCTATTATTTTTACGTTGAAATTCGTAATTATTTTTAACGTTTTGATAAGCGAGGGAGTCATTATATATTACTCCGCTTTCCTTTTCGAACGGAGTCCAGCCATTAATAAGTTTTTGGGCAACTTCTACCACAACCTTCTTTCCGTATTCAATCCTTTTTTCTCGGGTTTTCAGCTGGGTAAACCCTTTAAACAGTCTAAACCTAACCATTCGCCCATTCTTGGGATTACGGCAGGAGAAATAAACGTACCATTTTTTTTTGCTATTCATTGGATATTCTTGCAGCTTTGGCAAGATTACCAATTTTTGATTTTGGGTCATACTCATAGTGATTTACCCGGCCACCAGAGTTTCCCAAGGATTTGGCAATTTTTGGCAATTTTGGCAATTTTGCGATGCCTTTGGTTTTAATTGCCTTGAATGTCAAGGTTTTAAACACGTTTGGGTGGAAGATGGGACTCTGCCCACCTCTGGCAGCCATTGATTTACAATGGTTTAAATGGTGGTGTTTTTGGCAATTTTCGGGTTTTGTCAATTACCTTTTTTCCCTGATAATCTGAATTAATTCCTCACGGCATTCCTTCAATTGTTTTTCGAGTATTTCAACCTTTCCTTTCAGCCGTTCAATTTCCTTCCAGGTATAACCAGGCATTTCATCTTCAACCTTGGAAGTAATTTCCTTCATAATCATTTCGCCAACTCCATCAACAAGCCAAGTGGTGTTAATCTGAGGATAAACCTTTTTAATTTTCCTAACCGTCTGCCACTTCAAAGCATCGTTCATTTTTGCAACATAGGCGTTACTCAAACCAGTATTCCGCTCGAACTTACTCACCGGTATGTCCAAATACTCAATAAACTCCAACATTCTTTTTTTTATGCTCATTTTTCAATTTTTTTTAATTAATCAAAATTTTTTTGGTTTTTTGGGTTTGTATTACTCTGACCCTAACCGTTTTAAAATTTTTAGTAAAAAATTTTTCATTTTTTTCAAAATTTTTTTGGTTTGTATTGGTTTTAATTCTACATTTGCATTGTAATTTTTTTAATTACAAAGGTAACTCAAAAAATTACTCCAATCAATACCAAAAACATGGCACACAAATTCAAAGGTTTCAACAATGCTTTTTCAAACCTCAAGGCAAACGAACAAAAGGAAGCTAGGGCACTACTTTTTGCAGCCTTGGGGATAAAAAACAGGAATTCATTCAGGCTTTACCGCGCAGGCAAAATTGAGCCAAAAATATCGCAAGCCGAGGAAATATGTAAAATTTTCGAAAAATTTGGAATTGAAGACCCTTGGAATTAAACCCCAAAAAAAATTAGCAAAATGGAAACATTAACCCGTAGGGAATCAGAGGTGGCGGAACTAATCGCTCTTGGTTGGGCCAAGAAGGAGGTGGCAGACAAATTAGGAATTTCGACCAACACTGTTGCAACGTTATCCAAACGTATCTTCGATAAACTACAAATACAAAAATCAACCGAACTGTCGGTTTGGTACTTCATAACAAAATACAAAATAGTGTTGAAAGATGGAGTAAAGGCAAGCATTGCCATTGCGCTAATTTTTTCCGTTTTAATGGCCGATTTCCGTTACCTACGGCCTCTAAGAACTACATGCAAAAGACCCGATCGGTCAATTTCTCGATTTAGGGAAAGTGATCCGTTGGCATTTAATTCCTAACCCGGCCACCGGAACCACCATAGGGGAGGTTTGTAAGGTTTCCTCCCCTGGTTCGGTGTCCATCATTTTTGGACATCAAAACTTAAATTCCAACCCTTATGAAATCAAGACAAAAACGAAGACCAAATTTTCGGGTTCATTACCAATTGGCGGTAGAAAACGAAACCTACACTTTCAGAACAAATCTTTATGCCAAAAACAAAAGGATTGCAAAGAAAAGAATTACAGAAAAACACTTGCACGCAGACCCAGATTGCCTTGCGGAAATACTAATCATAAACATCGAACCAATATGAACCTAACACGCAGAATACAGGGCTACATAAAGCAGATGGACATACTCCACAAAAAAGGAAACCCGCTTTTTTACAACACCTACGAGAGACTAACTGCATTGGACAAACTAAAAACATTGCTATTATATGACTCAATCAATCCGAAAGTTGTATTACTCAACAAGGACAACCTTAGGTTATGTTTACCACACTCATCAAACAAAAGCTACGAGACAACGAGAAAAAACCTTTTGGCCGCCATAAACCATTCAGAGAACCTCTTAAAAAACGAAACCCCTCTTTTAACGAAAACAACGTCTTTTAGCCAAAATTAATTCACTATTTACTAATGACTAACTACTTTAAAAAATGAAAGACTTAATGAACGAGTTCATTTCAGAACTTAAATCAATGGGTTTCGACCCAGACTCAAAGGTTACAATTACAGCAATGATAGCCCTACAAAGGGCCCTCAAAGGCTTCGAACCAAACGAAAAAAGTTTCCTGGAACTGAAACAAAAGGTAGAGACCCTCGAAAAGGATACCAAATCCATAAAAATCCTGGCCACCAAACTAACGCAGACTACCACTAACAACTGTACCTGTAAAAATTACATTACTTAACAAAACACAACCTCCCATGAAAAAACCTTTTTTAACCTCCTCGCCAAAGGAAGAAAAAACACAAAAAAATCCTAAAGAACAAAATAACCTTTCTTTAATAAAATCTTTCAAACTACCGATATTCAACGTGGAGGATTATAAAAGAAATACCGATTCGCCCTCCTAGTTTCAACCATCAAAACCAAAAAAACCTTTCTTAAAAATGATACCACAAGAAATCATAGACAAAATTGTGGAATTGCCAATTTTGGAAGTTGCAACCAAGCTAGGAATTACCCTCAAGAAAGCAGGCGTAAACTTCGTAACCCACTGTCCTTCTCATAACGAAAAAACGCCGAGCTTCACCATAAGCCCATCGAAAAACTTTTGCAAATGCTTTGGTTGCGGCGTTGGAGGCGGACCCTTGCAGCTCGTCACCATTTACAAAAAAATCGAATGGATCGAGGCGGTAAAATTCTTGGCCCACGAATTCGCCATTCACATCCCAAAAAGAGAATTAACAAAAGAGGAAAAAACTCACTATACCGATTTTGACGAGATAACAAAAACCAACGAATTGGCTTTAACCTATTTCAAATCCAAACTCTTGATAGCAGAGGATTACGTAAACAAAAGATGGAAACCGGAAAGCATAAACCTATGGGAAATCGGTTTTGCCCCTGATGATTGGCAAGGACTGATAAATTGGGGAAAACAAAACAATCTTTCGGAAAACCAACTCCTTAAAGCAAGACTAATATCGGAAACCAACGGCCGAAGGTTTGATTTTTTCAGGAACAGGGTTATATTTCCAATACGAAACAGATCTAACAATTTAATAGGCTTTTCGGCCAGAACATTGTCTCTCGACGAAAACACTCCAAAATACCTTAACACCCCCGAAACAGCGGCCTACAAAAAAGGTGAGATCCTTTATGGCATTCCACTGGCCCAATCTGAAATAAGGAGGCAAGATAATGTTTTCATCGTGGAAGGTAACCCAGATGTGATTAAAATGCACCAGGTTGGAGCAAACAACACCGTGGCTCCGTCGGGCACTTCACTAACAGACGAACAACTTACGACCTTGAAAAGGCTAACCTCGAACATAACATTCGTTCTCGAAACTGACGAGGCAGGAATCAAGGGCGTAATCAAAAATGCAATTAAAGCAATAAAGGAAGGATTTTTCGTTTCCTTGCTAACCTTGCCAGAGGAGAAAGACGTTAAACACGATCCGGACTCTTTTTTCAAAACCAAGATTCAATTCTTGGAACACCACGAAAAACACAGCCAGAGTTTCTTGCTTTGGTATGCGAAACGTTTACTAATAGAAGAACCCAACCCGGGCAAACGAAACAACATCGTTACTGAACTATGTGAACTACTTTCGAACCTAACCAACGAATCGGTTGTAGATAACCACATAGAATATCTAAAAAAACTGGAAGGACCAAGAACTATCTGGACAAAGGGTATAAAGGCTGCAAAAACAAGATCGGAGGACGACACCCTATCCAAACGCCTCCAAGACAACCTAAGCAAGGAACAACTCGAAAAATACAGGTTTTTCCAGGAAAGAAACCAAATTTACTTCTCAGGGAAAAACGGCACCTACAAAGGTTCAAACTTCGTCCTCGATCCGTTGTTTCACGTTGCAAGCATAACCAATAGCAAGCGACTATACTTGATGAGAAACCAACACAACCACTCCCAGGTCATAGAATTATCGCAAGACGACCTAGTAACATTAAGCAAGTTCAGAAAAGCGGTGGAGAGCCGAGGAAACTTCATTTGGATGGCAGGCGAAATAGAATTAATCCTCTACAAAACTTTCCTTTACGAAACAACCGACACTTGCCACGAAATAACACAGTTAGGTTGGCAAAAAGAAGGGTTTTGGGCTTGGGGAAACGGAATATATAACAACGCTTTCCACAAAACAAACGATTTTGGAATTGTTTCACACAACACAAAAAACTACTACTTACCAGCTTCATCAAAAATATGGGAGTCAGAAAAGGAACACTTCACCTGGGAACGAAACTTCATCCACAGACACGAAGGCCAAATAACACTCAACGATTATTCCACCCTTTTCGAAAAGGTTTACGGCCAGAACGGCATAATAGGCTTGAGCTTTCTTTTTGCCAGCTTGTTCAGAGACATAATAGTAAAAACAACCACGAACTTTCCACTATTAAACATGTTTGGCCCCAAAGGTGCTGGCAAGAGCGAAATGGGTATCAGCCTAATGAGTTTTTTTTCTAAAAACAACAAGGCTCCTAACCTAAAAAACTCAACGGTACCATCAATCAACGACGCAATAAGCCAACTTTCGAACGGCCTTTGCCATCTAGATGAGTACAAGAATGATTTGGAATTCACAAAAATTGAACTCCTAAAATCAGTTTACGATGGAACCGGCAGAACTCGCCTCAACATGGAAAGGGATAAAAAAAGGGAAACAACTGCCGTTGATTGCGGGGTAATATTTTCAGGACAAGAAATGCCAACCTTCGACATAGCATTGTTTTCAAGGGTCGTTTTCCTGGCATTCAACAAAACAATATACACGGAACAAGAAAAGAAAAATTTCGAGACATTAAAAGCATACGATAAAACAGGCCTTTCACACCTTACCCACGAAATCCTTTCAAAAAGAAACCATTTCAAGGAAAACTGGCTGGCTTGCTACAACTTAACGAGCACGGAATTTCAGAATTCACTCAAAGAAGAGGTGATAGAAGATAGAATCTTCCGAAACTGGCTAATAGTGGCAAGTGCGTATAGATGCCTCGAAGTTCCCCTTAACCTACCTTTTGCTTGGGACAACACCGGTCCAATTTTCTTAACACTCCTACGCCAGCAAAACGGAGAAACAAAACGCAACAGCGAACTGTCAAACTTTTGGGCACTAATAGAATACCTGGTAAAAGACGGGCTGCTAGAAAACGAAGTGGATTTCCACGTAAAGACCCTCAAAACAATAAAAACTGACAGAGCAGAACCAAAATGGAAGGAACCCCGCGAGGTTTTGATTCTAAACCACACCAAAACTTTCCAGCTTTACAGAAAACACGGCAAAATAAGCACGGACAAAATATTGCCAATTTCCACCATCCAGTATTACCTAACAAATTCCAAGGAGTTCATTGGCATAAAAAAATCACAGGCATTCAAAAACCGCGACCTAAACACAAGAAGACTATCAGAGGAATTTGATTCAAAAACAAACACCTACAAGAAACTTTACCAGATAACAAACGCCTATGTTTTTGACTACGCTCCACTAAACATTTCAATAAACTACGTTTTGGCTGAAAACGAAGATCCCTTTGAAAATCAAAATAATGAAGAATTTTCCCATTCCCTTGATTTACAGGCAATTGACAGCGCTCCTTATTAATTTTTTTTTTTATTTAGCAGGAAAAATGCCAACTAACTGAACTAACTCGAACTAACTAAAGGATAATCAACATTTTACCATTTTCTAACACCTCAAAAACCACCAAAAAAAAACTAAAAAAAAACTAACAAAAACTAACTTTTACCATTTTTTACCAAATTCAAGAAAAAACCCAAAAAAAAACTAACTTTTAACTAAAAAAACTAACTTTTTTCACTGTTTTAGATACCTTTATTTATTGGTTGTCAGGATGTTAGTTCAGGTTAGTTCAGTTAGTTGCCAAATTATGCCTTACGTGAAAAAAATTTTTTTAAAAAACACCAAAATGAACACCCTAAAAATGAACCAAATCTCATTGGCCACGACCATAATAAACGATTTTTTTGGTCAAACGATATCAATGCCGGAATCACTTGTTCCAATCTTGAACCCAATTTTCACAAAGGCCTACACAACGGCCATCAAGGATCTCCAGTCAACAATAAACAACACAACAACACCAGAAATGCTTTTGGAATACATTTGCTACAAGCTGGACAAAGAAAAAAAAGACTTGCTCACGAACAGACGTGAGGAAACTTCATTCACAAAACATCTCTTTTTCTATGTATCAAAACAGGTCTTACCAAAAGCACGACATAAAGATCTGGCCAAGGAACTAAACCTTAACCACTCGATGGTCATTTACGGAATAAGAAAGATAGAAACCCTTTTGGCCACAAAAGATAAGAAATATTCCAAAACCATATTAATGATCCTGAATGACCTCAACATTCCACACACACAAAATTTAAAAACCAAAAATGACCCTCTCGTTTTGATTTACCACAACGAGAACTCTTCTAATACCCAATTACAGACACCTAAACATAACATTGTAAAAGCCTAAAACCAAAAACCATCACCACCTTTTAAACACCCACCAAAAAATGAAGGAAACCCTTTTTTCGGAACACCATATAAGAACTGCCTCTGGCTTGTATCTGAATATCCTAAATCCAAAACCAGAACAAATTTCACTAACGGACATTGCTCACGCCCTCAGCAACCTTTGCAGATTTGCAGGGCACACGCCAACCTTTTACAGCGTGGCGCAACACAGTTACCTCGCTGCTTCTTTGGTTGCACACGAACACAAGCTGGCTACCCTTTTCCACGACGCAACAGAAGCCTATCTGGTTGACATACCAAGACCTCTTAAAAAACATCTCCCAGAATACAAACCAATCGAAGAAAACCTAATGAAGGTAATTGCCTCAAAATTCGGGTTTCAATTCCCATTCCATCCAGAGGTAAAAAAAGCAGACGAAACTATGCTTAAATTGGAATGGGACAATCTAATGGTTTGCCGAACCCATCACACCCATACCTTCCTCCCAAAATTCATAGCCTGCGAGGCCCCTAAAAGGGCAATGCTTTCATTCCTTGAAACACACATCGCAATAAAAGCAAACAACCCAATAAGAGCATTCACGGCAAACAACCTCTAATTTCATCAAACATTCAAATACCTAACCGGATTAATTGAAAACACAGGTACCCATCATAACAAGCCTTCAACATTTTTTTAACATCCCAACCAAGTTTTCTACATTTCATAGGTTTTTATTCTAAATTATTTTAACTTGGCGCACCAAACCAATTAATTGTGAGCCAAACACTAACGCTGAAACTCAAACCATACTTGCAGGAATTCTTAATTTGCAAGCTGGCCGATGAAGCCTCCGTAGCCTCAAGCAAAAACCTAATAGGGGCCATACTCGGACCTTTAATAGAATATGCCCCAAAAGACTACGTTTTTACTAAGAAATCAGGTCCAACCCACATAACCTTCAAAATACCTCAAAACTTAAACCTGAAGGACAACAGAGGTAACATTTACATCAGCAATGCAAACCAAAAAAATTTCGAGCGTACCCTAAAACTTTACTTCACCGAAATTTTCATTGCTTACGTGAACGACAAGATAAGATTCAACAACGAAATAAAAAAATCAATCTTAATGTTCTGCACCGACTACAACATTTCGTTCACCCACATTACTTACGAAATGCTTAAAAAAAAATACTACCGGTTTCAAACCAAAAAAAACAAAAAATATTTTCCCCAAAACTTTCCCTAACCTTTTTAAACAATTTTTTCCAATGAAAATAACCAACTTCCCATTGCCAACCAACCCCAATCTGGGCGGTATCAAGGCATTCAGCTTCATAGAGATTGGTCTGGTAAGTTCTTTTCCCATACCGGTTTCGTTTCAGTTAACAAATTACCCTACACTTATTCAAGGAGCTTCTTTCAAAACCGGCTTAGCTGCCCCGTTTTCGTACCGTTTTGACCTTAAACCAAACAAAGAGGATAACCCGGCGTACTATTTTTTTAATTTATCGGGTTTTTATCCAGAAATATCAAGAAACATCCTATCACTATTCGAGGAAATGGAACAGGAGGAATTTTTATTGATAGCCACCGACAACAACAACCTAAATCGCATTGTGGGAACTGAGCTAACACCACTGTTTTTCAAGTACACAGAAATTCACGGATTGAACCTCCCTAACAAACAAGGCTTGGAATTTACCTTTCACGGCACTCTTCTAAAACCACCCCCGTTCTTTAAAGCATAAAGTCCTTTCACAACCAAGCAAACATAATTAACATTGCCCCAAATTTAAAACAGCTCAAATGCACAGCGTACACCAGGAATTGGCATCAGGGGTATTCCTTCTTAACCAGGATACCGCCAACATCCTTGCACCATACATCCGCGCACTCAACAACCCTGGCTCCCTGCCAAAAATCCAACCTCACGATTCAACAGGAACAGCAATTGCAATCGAATCGACCAAAAAAATTCACACGGCTAACATATCAAACATTTACACAAATTTCGAAGAAATCGTGGAACCTTCAATTTTCATCCTGAACATTGTGGGACCAATCCTTAAATATAACAACTGGTGGAATTATGGCATCTTAGATATGGCAAAATGGCTGAAAATGGCAGATGAACATCCGAAAATTTTCGCCCACGTAATAAGAATCGATTCAGGTGGCGGAAACGCCTACGCTGCCGAATACATGATTTCACAAATCAAATCACTGAAAAAACCTGTCTTCGCATTCGCTGATGGATTACTGGCAAGCGCTGCTTACATGATGGCCACACCTTGCATTCACATTAGGGCATCGTTGCCTTCAACACACATAGGCTCCATAGGCACATACCTCGTTTTTTATGATGACACTAAGTGGTTGGAAAAAATGGGAATGGTGGAAATTGAAATTTACGCCCGCAAGTCAAAGGATAAAAATGCCGAATGGCGTGACGCAAAGGAAGGCAATTTTGAAAAGATGCAAAACCTGGTTGACCAATACAATGAGTTTTTTTTAAAAGCAATAGCAGAGAACCGAAAGGAAAAATTACAAACACCAGAGGATAGCTGGGGAACTGGCAAAATGTTCTTTGCCGAGCAGGCCATTACCGAAGGCCTAATTGACGATCAAGGCTCCTTCGACAGCTACCTCCAGGAAATTTTTACCGAGTTCAAACCAAATTAACCAAGTATTAACTAAACTCCAAAAAACAAATGTTACCAGTATCACGAGAAAAGTACAATGCAGTAGTGGCCGAAAGAGACAATATAGCTGCCAAAATTGCAACAACGGAGGCATCATTGACAACCTTGGCGACCATTTTCGATTGCACCGTCGAGGAACTTGAAACCACGGCATCAACCCTTGTCAATGAATTTGCCAAACTGAAGGACACAAACCTAAACGAATTGTTGGGTGAAAACGAGACCCTTAAATCCGACATAGAACGAGCAAATCTCGACATTCGGCAAGCATCGGAACAAATTGAGGCTCTCAACGATTTAATTTCAGAAAAAAATGCACAAATCGAGGACCTCAATGCTACAATCACTAGACTAAACGAAACACCAGGCGAACCCCTTGCTACGGTTATCGCACAAGGTGATGGCAACCCCAACATCCACGAAAACCTTCGCACCTTTTGCGAAAACAACGAGGACGACATCAATGCCGTTTTGGCTAAAATCAAAAAATCTGGTCTTTACGACTAAACATTCCTCCTGACAACACCAACACACAAAATCAATTTTAAAAACCCCCAAAAAAAATGACAGACAAACCAAAAGCAATCACATTAGATGCCATTGTCCACGCAGCAATGATCGAGGACAAGGTGCTCCGAGCTCTACCATTCATGGTTTTGCGCCCCAAGCTAGAAGAACTAGGAGTAATACTCCTGGAGGCCAAGGTCAAGAACCGCAAAACCGTTTTCCGCCGCAAGGGTTCAATCTCAGGCCCGTACAACCCCGGCGGTGAAAACAAGATTCTCAACAGAGAAATCCTAAAGGCTGTAAAAAGGGACCTTGACCCAGAGCCCTGCTACGCCGCAATTCTGGATGACATAATGAATTACCGGAACCAACAAGTTATCGGCATTTCCGGGGAAGTGGACAACAAAACCAAAACACATGGTTTGGAGTTCATGATACTTAAGGCCATAGTTGACACGGTGGGTGAAGACATAATCGACGCCCTTTTCCACGCTGAACGAAACGAAGCAGGAAATTCACCGCTTGATATGTTCGACGGATTCAACACCCTTATTGACAAGGAAATCGTGGCAGGCGACATTTCCGTGGCAAAAGGAAACCTTGTACCTACCGGAGCGATTACAGCACCTCTAAACGCCGACGATACAAGGGCATACGACTTGGTAGAAACCTTCGTTCACGCTGCAAACCCATTCTTGCGCAAATACGGAGTACTTTACATCACCCCAACGGCTCTTTTCAGCGCAACCAAGGCCCTGGGTAACAAGATAAAGTACAAAACTGCCTGGGCCTTTGCCGAATTCCAGGATCACCTTGCTCAAAGTGCCAACGCACCCAAACTCAAAATCATCAGCGACCCGGCACTCGGAACCGGAAGCCGACTAATGCTAACAGGACCGAAAAACCTTGACTTCGGAATTTCGGCCCTCGACGATTCACAATTCATTGACGTCCAAAAGGCATTCGACGATCCAAACATCGTACGCTACTGGCTCCAATACCAAGCAGCCACTAGAATCACCGACACACACCAAAAGGTTTTCTGCGTCAACGACCAAACAAACCAAGCGGTGGAACTTTCGGGCGATTACCAATAACACCACAAGGGCGGGGCTTCGGCCCCTTCCTTTACCTGTTTTCTTTTCCACAACTTGCATCACAATCCCTAAAAAAAACTGAACATGAAAAAACATCTTAAATTCTTCCTGTCTCTCCTTTCTCTAACATTCTTTGCAATGTTCCTTTCCCATTCGTTGGTACCATTGGGGTGGAATTTTCTTGAGACCGAATACCTTTTTGGCAACATTGACCTAAACCCACTAATTGCCTCGGCTGGAGTGGGTGCAGTGGCCTTTGCGGACATTAACTGGGACAACAACGACAACATGGGGGGATTCACCACTACAGCCCATCTTTTGATCTTTGGCGAAATACTAACACCACCAGTAAAGACAACAACCCCTACCACAGACACACACCTGGCAGTACTTACCGGTAACTACATAATGAGAACAGGCAGGCGGGCTTATACAATCAACGTCCCACCTAACTCTCTGGGTTTTGATGCCGAATCACAAGGTGAACCAGGGTCTCATAGTTTCTTGCAAAAAGGCACGTTTTTCATAAAAGGAACCACCACGACCACGATCGCATTGGCAAGAAAGCTCAACAACCAACTGGCCATAATCCTCGTGCGCGACCCTAACACAAGGGAACACATACAAATTGGCTGCTTCGACCATCCGCTAATCCTAAAACCAAAACTATCGGCAGGGCAAAACCCAACCGACAAAAGAGGACTAACGGTTGATTACGAATGTTCAAGCCCATCGCCAGCTTGGATTTACACGGGCACAATTCCATTAACACCGGCCGTTTAAGCGCGCTCTTATGAAAAAGTTCAAACTAATAGGCCTTGAGCATCCCGGCACAATCGAACACCCCCTATTTGGAGTGGTTGACCTTGCTAATATTGACGACAAAACGGCGCAAGAGCTTTTCGATGCCGGTTGCCCATACCTCGCAGAGGTTTTGAATACCGAAAAGCCGAAAATCGAAATTCCTGATACACCCGACAACGAGGAACAAAACAAGAAACCTCGCAAGTAGGCTGCAAATTATCCTACACCCAAACCTGCCTGATCGTTTTATCGGGCAGGTTTTTATTTGGGCGTGACCCCTGCCAACACACAACCCAAAACATAGGGGTCGGGCTTTTTCGCTCATATCTTTTTGCGCTTCCCACATCCAAACCCTACAAAAAGGATATCCGCTTCAATCCCTCACGCAAAAACAGCGGACAATGTTCAAAATTTGTCCATGCGCCTACGCTGGCACTATCGTGCCCCATTGTTCACTAACACGAACAAATTTTGCCCATAGACCGCTGTTTCAAAAACACCCACAACAATACTGTTTGCAGCTATAAACCCTGCAAACAGAATTGTTCTTTTCGCGCCCACCAAAACCAATTCCCTGAAACCAACCACCAATTCCTAATAACTAAAATTGTCCTTTTCGCTGCTGCAAAAAAAAACCTACCTTTATCCCGAAAAACCAATAAAACCACGAAAATGAGAAACCAAATCAACGAATGGCTCAAAAACCCGACAGACTACCTTCAAGGCCTAAAATTGTACGATGCCGTGAAAACCGAAAACTCACGCGACGATTTCTTCGCAATAACCAAAAATGCCACACCAACGGCACTACAGCAAAACATACTCGCAAAAACCCTCAGCACAATGCTAAGGAGATTGCCGCCAACCCCAAACATCGAAACCAAACCAATCCAGGTCCAGACAGAATCGAAACCACAATTCATCGAAGGTCTAAATATTGACGTGGACAAACTTCCGGAGGAGGCAAAGATAAAATACAAGCAAATAAAAGAAATAACAATCAAACTAAACGAACTCCATCAGCGCCTTAAACAAGCAACGTCAAACAAGGAGCGAGAACCAATCGCCAAGCAATTGGCATTATTAAACCAAACAAGACAGGAACACTGGCTCCAGATAAACGATTTTATCAAGAACCCACAAAACCACGAAACAAAAGACCAAAACACACAGACCAAAACACCAAAACCCCCAACCGCAAAAGAATTAATAACAGCCACGAGACGACAAAAGATAGTGCGCGACAACATTGCAAGAGCAAAACGCGAACTCGAAAACCCCGAAAACCTTTCGGAACGCCAATTGGAAAATCGCAAAAGAAGCCTCGAAAACTGGGAAACAGAGCTTCAAAAAATAACAAAAATGCTCCTCGATGCTAAAACTGGTTGAAGCCGACATACCAAACATCATACCTAACACCGTGTTTTCAAAACTGGTGGATGGTACCTGGCCCCTATATTTCCTAATAGAACATATTCTAAACAAAATAGGACCCAGCAAAATTTACCTTTCAAGCTACACATTTTCAGAGGCTGCCATCAGACACCTCCTATTCCTTAAAGAAGAAAAAAAAATCACCCACCTAACCGCAATATTTGACCAGGGAAACCGAAGAACCAAAACACCATTGCTCTTCTTCGCCCAAGAAACAATAGACAACCTCAAACTTTGCCCTAACCACACCAAAATTTACATTTTCGAGAACCACACACAAAATTTAACAATCCTGGCAAGCGCGAACCTAAGCCAAAACAGACGCGCCGAAACAATAACAATTGACACACGCCAAGAAACCTTTGACCAAATGAAAAGAGACTACCTAAACCTCCTCGCAACAGCACAACCATTGTAACAATGAAAATAACACCCGAAATACTAAAACAAATTCAGGAATATGCTGCCATTCTAATGTCACCAAGAGAAATTGCAATATTACTTGACCTTGATATTGAAAATTTCGTTGCAGAATTGAAAAATCCACACTCCCCAATTTACAAAACCTTCCAAAAGGAAGTCCTGAAACGAAAAGCAACCATTAAAAAAAAGGTATTAACATTGGCAGAAATGGGAAGCCCGCAGGCACAGACACTAGCATACCAATACTTAACAGACCTAGAGGTTAGCCATGCAACAGAATACGATTACTAAACTAGACAGAATTCAAAGAGCGCTTTTTAGCCCACAACAAGACGAAAAAAACTTGGACAAGGCAACAAAGAAAGCAATGCGCTTGCGAAAACCACTCACGAAAGACGAAAAGAAAACCCTCGAAAGATACCAGGCTGCCTTTACCTTTTGGCAAAACAACCCACACCTTTCCAAAAAAGATGTGGCAAACTTCATAATGAACACCTTCAACCTACAAAAAACGGCAGCGTACCAAGACACCCAAAACGTGGAACGCCTTTTGGGAAACGTCAAAATATCGGCCTCTACCTGGCTCCAACATATGGTTAACGAAATGTGCAGGCAAGCATACATTTTGGCCAAAGCCAAAGGCGACGCAAAGGGTATGATACTGGCGGCAGACAAACTCGGAAAATACAACAAGCTTGACAAAGACGAAATTGAAAGAATACCTTGGGAATCGCTAATCCCACCAAATTTCGAACCCGTGCCAGACGTTACCGTCCTGGGCTTGGAACCAATAACAAACATTGAAGAAAAAAGGAAGCAGCTAAGGGAAAGATACAAAAGGAAGTACGAGCCATCCAAAATCGAAGACGCAGTAATCATCAATGACGACAACTAACAGATTCTTCAACCCCAAGCAACTGGAGGCAATGTCAATCGCCGCCAAGGATGAATACATCATAGCTTCGAGAGGATTTGGCAAATCGGAAGGAATAGACGCCCCTAGACTTATCAGAAACGTTTTTGCAATGCCCAGAAGCGCCGGCGGTCTCCTTTCGCCAACATACGGAAAGCTCCTCAGAAACACGCTCCCAGCCGTATTCCACGCACTAAACAGACTAGGTTACCTCCGCGATGTCCACTACGTGGTAGGGAAAAAACCAGACAAAAAATTAGACTTTGCAAAACCACTAATAGACCCGCTAAGCTACGATTACGTAATTGCCTGGTTTAACGGCTCTATACAAAACCTCCTGAGCTTCGACAGAAACATGAGCGCAAACTCCATGAGCCTCGATTACATAATGGGATTCGAAGCAAAATACCTAAACCACGAAAAAATTAAAAACGAGGTAATACCAACCCTTAGAGGAAATACCAACCACTTCGGGAAATGCCCCTGGCACCACGGAATTCTCTTCACCTCTGATATGCCTACTACAAAATCGGGAAAATGGCTCCTTGAAAAAGAAAAGGATATGGACATTGACCTAATAAACCTAATAAAACTAACATACAAACAATACAAAAAAGCCACCAGTGCCGAATGGAAAAAAAGACTTTTCAAGGAACTTCAAGAATACAGATCTAAGGCAACATTTTATGCAGAATACGACGCATTCGACAACCTCGAAATACTCGGCGAGGATTTCATCAAAAAAATGGAAAGAAACCTACCACCACTAGTCTTCGCCTCTGCAATACTCAACAAAAGACATTCAAAAATAACCAACGGCTTCTACGCGGCCCTAAACCAAGAAATTCATTGCTACGAAAGTTACAACAACCAATTCCTCGAATCCCTAAACTACGATACAAATCTTTCAAACACCGAAACCTGCCTTAAAGATGCCGATATTGACCCTGCCAAACCGCTTGCAATAGCCCTTGACTATAATGCTGCAATCTGCAACCTGGTAGTGGGACAAAAAACAAGTTCGAAAGAAGCTCGCACGCTAAAACAATTCTTCGTCAAAACCCCAAGAAAAATAAAAGACCTGATCAACGATTTCTCAGATTACTACCAACCCCACCCTAACAGAGACATAATCTATTTCTTTGACTCAACTGCCGTTGCCCAAACTCCAGCCGACGCAACATCATTTGCTGAAGAAGTAATATCAACACTCGAAAAACGCGGTTGGAACGTCCTGGCAAACCACATTGGCCAACCTTTGGCCGTGCACTTACGACACTTTTATATAGATCTGGCTCTAAAGGGAGACACAAACTACCTTTTCCCGACATTCAACGCCGACAACACCGAATACCTGATACTTGCAATGGAAACCACGGGAACAAAAATAGGAGAGAAGGGTTTCACCAAAGACAAATCGGCAGAGAAAAAAATGGACACTCCAGAAGAACCAGACGAACTCAAAACACACGTAACCGACGCCTGGGACACCCTTTTTATTGGCCTGAACTTCCACTACACAACACCTTCGACCCATAGCAACCAACTAACACACTTTCCTACCAGAAACTAAAACTTTTTTTTAAAAAACCAAATTGATTTTTTTAAAAAATTCTTTTCAGAAAAATAAAAAAATTATTTTTACCCAAAAAATTTTAAATTTTTTCGCCGCTCGTCAGTTGCTTCGGCCTGGTCAAAGCATTTGACAAACGAAAAACTGGCAAGGGCTCGCGCACGGGCGCTGCCTTGCCAGCACCCCGCCGCTGTGGTGCGCTGTGGTGCGCCGTGCCAGGCAAGTCGGTGGGTTGTTGGATCGGTGGAATAGTGGATCGGTGGGCCGTTGGGCAAGCAGTAACATACCTAAAA